TCCGACCACCGCAACTTACCATTAGGCAACTTGATGGGACGCAACCCCATATAATGACCGTCAACGCAAAGCGCACGCCGGACTGAATTTCCTTTCACGCAAAATATTTGTGCAAAATTTTCGGTCGGTATTAATTTATCCACAACGAACCTCCTATTATTTTAGGTTTAAAACAGTAGTTTTACGTTGAGAGGAGTTTACGCAAAGCCGCGTATTGTTGCACATGGGCAACTTCCGGCGGTATTTTCCTTTAATATAATCAGATTATTATGGAAAAGTTTTTCAGTGGTATTTAGATTAAATGAACTTTGTTGATGGCAAAGTTTAGATGTTAAAGAAAAAAAATAGAGAATGATTATTGCTTAATATTTAGGCCAGTTATTTGGAAGAGGTATAGTAGGACATTTCTTTTTTTCTCTCTTCAACACATCAATTACGGCGCCTGGGCTTTGGCAACCAAATAATCTTGCAACATTTCGAACAGCGTCATTTTTCGAATAACCTACGTGGACGTGCAGCAAATATGTCGCTACGATCGAGTTATTATCGTTAGTTTTCCCGCGCTTCCCGGTGCTCCATGCTAACATCTGTGCATAACTTCTGTTTTCTTCATGTTTATAACGTTCAGCGGCTTCGTCAATGAT